GGACTCCGGTAAATACCTCGCTAGCTCAACAGAAATGGAATCAGAGGCCGAGGAGAGGTCCATGGTAGCATAACTGCTATCAACAGACCCGACTTTGGCTAAATACTGGTTCCGCCCCTGATCAGAAAGGTCATAACCAACCCTAAGCAGTTTACTGCGAAGGACCAAGTCAATACCCTTCTGTAAAAAGGAGTTCATTAACGGTTCAACAGCGATAGAACGATCCGTTTTCGCTGTCTTAGGTACAAAGCTAAGCTGATTATACGACACTGTACGAAATCTTTGAATAATGCGTTCACGTAGTACGTCCATATCGAAACAGACGTACCCGCCCTTTTCATCTAAAAGATGTAAGGAGAGGTTGTTATTCCTCTTTAACGCACCAATAACGTACAGTTTGGCAGCCTCGGTAACGGTCCAACTTTCCGCGAACATTTTGCGGTAGAGGTTGGTAGCATTACCGTGTACACCGAGGTTTGCGCCAGGTCCGAAGTCGCACCCATCATAGACCTTTAACAGGTCGGGTGACTCACCTAAAACATGGTGAATCCATCGCCTCATGTAATCTAACTTGAAAGCATAAGGCGTGCGTCTAATCCTCCAAAACAGTTTATTGATCCTTTTACAGCGCCTTTCGGCACTCATAAAGGTCTCAATAGCCTGCTCCTTAGGAGACATCTCGAAACCGAGTGTCTTCCAAGAGAAGGGGAATTTCCGCACAAGTGCGACTAACTGAGCAACCGCAAAATGCTCCGCGGCAGTGCTATATACTTCTGTAGTAGCACGCTCAGTCCATTCATACAGCCCCGCCCAGTCAGACTCTCGGATTAACTGAGAGACCTCAGGGAAGAAGCTGTAATCCTGGCAGTTTTCGTAAAGTCCCATCATAAGTACCGTTCGGTACCTTTTGAAATGGGGTCTCTTGCTCACGCAAGTGACCTTGGGACGGCTTTTGCGTAACACATTCTTGGATTTCATAAAGATCTCCTAGGTTAACGTGAGTGCCTCGCGCCCAATAAAGGATGTGAAGCACTATGATGACGACCCAGACAAGCGCCGGAGATGGAAGGACCTTGAACAGCGCCGCGACCCAACTTAATAAGTCAGATCGTGGTTCCATAACAAGGTACCACCTTCAGTGCTCACTAGGAAGTCACCCACGTCGTTACGCAAAGCATCGACATCAGCTTGCGCCATGCCAACAGGCAGAGAACACGAAACCGTTATGATGGCATCGGCCGTAAGGTCGGTGCCAGTCGTCACAGTTTTAGTGCGCTTTACCTCACTCCGAGCGTTACCGGCGTAAGTTGCAGTGGGCTTAGGAGCCGTCCGTCCCAAGGAAATCAAATCCTTGGACGCGAACGTATTCGAAGGCCCTGTATACTGCACCTTATTAGGCGACGTAAAGGAGTCCTGGTTGTATACCAGGGTATTAAGGGTGAGTGACATACTCGTATTTCCTCTAGATTATCTAAGCTCCGGTTCCCTTCCACTCTTTCCGAGTGTATAGGGGTCGCCAGATCTTAGGGGTTTTACTACTAGGGCGTTGCAGCAGGTACTGCCCAGCAAGGGCAAGACCATCAGCGAAATGCATCCAGTTTTTAGACTTTGAAAATGTCAAGTCATTTAAACGAAATGCTAAGCCGCGTGCTGCAGCAGGGCTACGAACAGTGTGCTCGTAGACTAACGTGTCGATAAAAGCGGGACCTCCAGTGACTGTATAGCCACTGACTGTCTTAGGGGTCGTTGTTAAGGACCTCTCCTGGATACTCTTGTAGTGTTGAGTAGTCCAAGACGCCAAAACCTTCACGTTAGCTTTCGGTACACAAGCCGCGAGGAAGTCGCCTGCGTTCACAAACCAATCGGCCACAAAAGAATATGGGAGAAACTCCCACATGGTCGGAATGAAATTGTGTGCAGAATACCCCCAAATATCTCCAAGCGTAAAGTGATGCCGGTATAACACTCCGGCTCGCACCCAAAGCTCTTCGATATTACTCCTCTGCGTTTGACCCGTGTAGTACGTATCAGCAGCATAGGGGACTTGGTCCCCATACTCTACTGGTTGCGCACTACACGAACCTCTGGCAGTATAGCGGTCTGAAAACCGTGGTAAAACAGCAGCGTCAAAACCATTGACAAGATCGTGAACTAGAGGCGTCAGACCATACCGGTACTGAAGCCAATAGTTCGCTATAAATGCTCCCAAAGCGGCAGTTTGACGCCCGAATTTCTTCGAGCGCCGAACTTTCTCTAGGAACTCATGGACACCTTGCAAAGGCGAACTCAGCATTTGCCACGTGGCTTCTCGATCGTGCATACTCTCACCGCCCAAAACTTGGGGGGAAACAACATTCCCCCAAGCTTGGGTACCGGCGAGAGTCACACAATTCGAAGCGCCACTAGCGGCAATTACATTGTTCAACTTTCTCGGGGTGTTAAAATATCGCAGGGAATTACCTGCCCATGACTTGTCAGTAGTTCCACTACAGGTGGCATTCCGAGTCCAAGACCAACTACCGACATTAGCGGACGAGTAAGTCCATTTCTTACCGTTAAACGGATTATTTATAATTTCCCCGCGCGCAATGCGCTCGTGGAAATTATCCGTCACGATATCGAATGTACTTCTCTTATGTCCAATTCTAATGTCCATAGCGGCGGCGACATTGTCTTGATAATCTGTTTGAACCCCATTACATTGGGTTCTCACGGAGTTACCTTCGACAACAAAAGTCGTATCGTCC